TAATAGGTGCTTTAGAGTTCTATAGCTCTGATACTTCTGGGATTAACCCTAGTGTTGCGTCTTCAGTTAAAGCGGTTGCTTCTACAGGTGGCGGCGCATATGGCGAACTTACATTCAGCACAATTCCCGGCGCTACAGAAGGTGCTGATGCTACTGAAGCCATGCGCATCGACGCCAGCGGCAACGTAGGTATCGGTACGAGTTCTCCTGAGGGGCTACTGCACACTAACGCTAGTTCTTCCGGTGAAGTTATTGGCGCTATTTTTGAAAACGGAACAAACGCAAGCGGAACCTCGTCAAGTATTCAATTACGTAACCATACTGATGTTTGTTCTACAGTTATTGAAAGCAACCGAACAGGTGCTAACTTCGGTGCAGACTTTGTAGTCCGTAACTCTGACAGTTCTACAGGAGCGTTACAAGAAAGGTTCAGAATCACTGAAGCGGGCAATGTAGGTATCGGTACGACTTCTCCTAGTTATATTTTAGATTTGCAAAACGCTACTGGAGGTGTTTTAGCACGATTTAAAGACAGCGACTCAAGCCACAATGGAATTGTTATTGCGGGCGATACAGCGGCAGGCTGGGTTGGAAATAACGCACTAACTACAGGCGAAGGCATCTACTATCAAAATAGTTTAAATGCTATGCGCATGTACACTAACGGTTCTGAGCGCATGCGTATCAACTCTGCGGGTGACGTAGGTATCGGCCTTACTGATCCTGCTTTTGATCTGTGTGTCGGCGGAGCGACAGGCTCTAAGTACATCCAAGTGCGAAGCGATGCTGGTAATTCAACAGTTGGCCTCTTGTTTGCAGATGGCGCTTCTAATAATCCAGGGGGTGTCTTCTACGATCAAGCGGGCAACGCGATGTACTATAGAGTCAACGGCTCAGAACGCATGCGCATCGACTCTAGCGGTAACGTGCTGGTAGGTAAGACTGCTACAGGATTCGGCACTGCTGGCACTGAAGTTCAGGCTGATGGCTTAGTCCGTATCACTAGAGATGGTGCGTCTGCATTGCAGATCAACCGCAAAACTAGTGACGGCTCTATTGTTACATTTAACAAAAACGGCGCTAACGTCGGTAATATTGGTGTAACTCTTGCTGACAATATGTTTTTAGCAGGAAACTCAAGTCATGTTGGCATTGCCTTTGGCGCTGATACTGTTTATGGAGTTGACTCGACTGGTGCTGTTAACGATGGTGGTGTTGATTTAGGTACTGATACAGGTCGCTTCAAAGACCTCTACCTCTCAGGCGGAGCATACCTCGGCGGGGTAGCGGCGGCGAACAAGCTGGATGACTATGAAGAAGGGACGTGGACTCCTGCGGTCATTGGTACTACTACTGCGGGTACAGCCACGTATTCTACTCAGTACGGTAAGTATACAAAGGTTGGCAATATAGTGTTTATACAGCTTTATGTAACTTATACGGGCCACACAGGAACAGGAGACTTGCGTATTAGTGGGTTGCCGTTTACTGCCTACTCGCAAGCAGGCCTACCAATAGGTGATATTTCTTTGCTAACAAAGCCAGCAGATAGCATGTTTACTTGCTCCACTGTATTTAATAGCACAGTGCTTCGTATGCGAACAATTAACACCGCATCTGGCACAGGTAGTTCTGATCTTGCAATGGACGCGGCGGCAACAATTAACATATCAGGTGTCTATCGAATCGAGTAACCCTAAATAGCCTCAGTGGACTCTGGGGCTGGACTAACTAAGGAGACAACAATGGCATTAACTAAAAGCGTAACAGCAGACAAAATCGAAGTAGTAGCTACAGAGGACGGCTCTGTCGTTCAAGTACGTACTGCTACTCGTATCGTTGAGGATGGCGCTGTCATCTCTCAGTCTTATCACCGTCACGTTATCAACTCTGGAGACGACTGGTCATCAGAGCCTTCTAACGTACAGGCTATCTGCAACGCAGTATTCGGAGCATAACAATGGCTACATGGACAATCGCAACATTAGAAAGAGAGCTATCAGACGGTGGCGTAGTCGTTGCACACTGGCGCGTATCTGAGGTAGACGGAGAGTTTTCTGCTTCTGCCTATGGTACCTGTAGCTTTACCTATGACTCTACAGACCCCTCATTTGTCCCCTACGACAATCTAACTGAAGAGGTAGTCTTGGGTTGGGTCTGGGGAGAAGTCGATCAGGCGGCAACTGAGGCGGCTCTAGCGGCAGACATTGCAGACCAGAAGAACCCTACTACTGCTGACGGTGTTCCTTGGTAATGGACACTATTGCTGACATAGCCAACATTGCAACAGCGGTCATCTCTGTAGCGTCCATCATTGCGGCCCTTACGCCTACGCCTAAGGACGACGTATGGATGGCAAAGGTGTACCGCTTTATTGATATCTTGGCTATTAACATTGGTAAAGCAAAGCAGTAAGAGGTACTCATGAACTCTGTAGACGAAGCATTGGCACGCTTAGATAAACACGAAGCTGAGTGTGCCTTGCGGTATCAAATGATTCAGCTACAGCTTGACGAACACAATAAGCGGTTTGATCGTTTAGAAAAAATGATGACGGGAGGTTTTGCGTCTTTGGCTGTGATAATCACAATGGCTATTGCGATCTTAGAGTTTGCTAGGTAGCTATGGATATTAACGAGTCAACAGACGTAACAATCCCTATCCGCAACTTGATTGCTATGGTTGCGGCTACGTCTATTGCGACAATGGCTTATTTTAGTATTCAGGAGCGGCTTAATACGCTTGAGCATTCCCTGGATAAATCGCAAATGGAAATAGAGCGTAACACTGAGTTTCGTATTCTATGGCCTCGTGGAGAGATGGGCGCACTGCCTGATGATGCTAGGCAGGATATGCTAATCGAGGGTGTGCAGATGGATGTAGAGGATCTTAGGGCGATACAGAAAGATGTCCATGATCTAACCATTCGCATTGGCACGATGGAATCGTTATACGCACAGGAGCCAGAATGATAGAAATGCTAATTGGCCCTGTGACTGGGTTGCTAGACAAGTTCATAGAGGACAAAGACCAGAAGGCTAAGTTGGCCCATGAGGTAGCAACCATGGCTCAACGCCACGCTCAGGAGCTAGCTAAGGCGCAGTTAGAGGTTAACAAGGCTGAAGCCGCGCATAAATCTATGTTCGTAGCTGGATGGAGGCCCGCGGTTGGCTGGTGCTGTGTACTGGGTATGGCGGGTAACTTTATGGTCATACCCTTTACTAACTTTGTTTTGGCGTTGCTAGAGATCGAGGTTGTTATTCCTTTAATTGACTTAGAGACTATGATGCCTGTTTTGATGGGCATGTTGGGGCTTGGCGCTATGCGCTCTTATGAAAAAACCAAGGGCGTGTCGAGGGAAAAGTAAATGGCAGGTTTTGACAACGACGATCGCAGTAGGCTAATAGAACAGCAGATCGAAGCAATAAAGCGAGCTTTAGGGCAATCCGGCCCTGGCGGCGGTCGTGCAAATACTTCCACTATTCCCACACCTTTTGAGCAAGGGCGCACTAGAGCGCCAATTAATCCTGTTTTAGATTCAGGTTTAGAGCAACCTCCTTTTGAAGAAGTAGAACAACAAGATACTCTTAGAGATCGTCTTGAAAGCATGTTAGGTGGTATAGGTCAATCAGAGTTGGGGGCTATTTGGGCCGATCCAACTATGGTGGAAATCCTAACAGCAAATAGCATTAGGATGAATCCAGATGCTCCTTATGATATTGGTCAAGCAACCGGAATTACTGCTGATGCTCTTGCTGAGTTAATAACTTTTATTGAAGCAATAGAAAATGCGGGCGGTTATGAGGAATGGCTTGCTCAACAAGAAGGGGGAGGCGATCAAGAGCCTACTCTCTTAGAGCAAATACTTGCCGATAACCCAGACGCTACAGAAGACGAAGTTAATGTTGCAATAGCAATTATTGAAACAGTGCAAGGCGCTATACCCACTAGTGTTCAGGATGCAAAAGACTTAATTGTTAGCGTTCTACAAAGTGCTTCTGGAATTTCTAAAGACTGTGAGACATGGACTGGCCAATCAAGCGATGAAAGAGGCACTTATGACGGCTGGAAAGGCTGTGTAAACATTGCCTCAATTCTTGCAATCCCAGGAATTAATATTCCAATACCGCCGGGTATGGCTGATATTACTTGGAGAGACCTTGAAGTAAAAATTATTGAAACCGGTGAAAGCATTGAGGATTTTTTGGAAGATCCTACTGGCTGGTTTGAAAATAAAGTAAATAGTGCAATAGAAGCAGTAAGAGATGCATGGGGAGATCTTGCTACTGGTGCAATTTTTAGAACAAATGATTTAGAAAATGTTCTTACGGGCGTTTTGGGCGGGTGGATATCAAGTATTGTTCTTGAGGAAGTACAAGAAGAATTAGAATTAGAAAACCCATTCTTGTTTGCTGGTAACTGCGAAGATCCTGCGTTTAGAGAAGCCAATGAAAAGTATTGCGCTCAAGCTCCGCTCGAATGTGCTAACGGCGCTATTAACTATCCCGAGTGTACTCAGTGTCCTGAAGGATTTGTTTTTTCAGAGCAAACACAACGGTGCGAGCCAGAAAAGAAAGCGCCTATAGGCCCAACAGCAGAAGAGTGTGCCCAACAAAACAGAGCGCACATACCAGCGGGAGAAGACGGAACGGATCGTTGTGGCGGATGTTTATCTGGCTATGAGCCTAACACCGAAGGTGAGTGTGTAGAGGAAAGCATAGAAGGGCCATGCAAAATACCCGGTCAAGTTAGAAATGAAGTCACCGGCGAATGCGAAGACCCAGTTGTTTTTGAGCCGGGCGCTCCCTGCAAAAACGATTTAGGCGTAGATGGGACTTATGATGAGGAAGGCAACTGCGTTATTCAGCTAGAGCCTGAACCAGAACCCGAACCGGAGCCCGAGCCGGAGCCCCAACCCGAGCCAGAGCCGGAGCCAGAACCCCAGCCAGAGCCGGAGCCAGAGCCTCAACCTGAGCCAGAGCCTGAGCCGAGTCCTGAGCCAGAACCAGAGCCGGGCGAAGACGGAGAAACGTGCGCTAATGGCGCAGTAGATTGGCCGCTGTGTTCTGAGTGTGCAGATAACACTAGGCCAAGCGATCATGAAGGCGGTCAATGCCCCGGCCCTGTAACCGTAGAGCCCGGAGACCCCGGAGAGCCCCCAGTTGATGGCGGCGCTACTGGCGGCGGTGGTGGCGGCAGAAGTAGTTCGCCATTTATGACTGGTTTAAGTTATCAAGTACCGGAGCTTCAACCAATAATTGCTCCTCCAAACTTAGATTATTCGGCGGGATTGCTTTCTCAGCCACCACAAATGAAAGATTACAATCAAGCGCTTGGCGGTGTTATTGCTAATAGCCTTCAAAAGCGAAAGAAAGGAATGCTTGTATGACCTACCTCAACATAATGAACAATGTGTTGCGCCGCTTGCGTGAAGAAGAAGTTGTCAGTGTAAATGACAGCACATACTCAAAGATGGTTGGCGATTTTATTAACGACGCTAAGACTATTGTAGAAGAGGCCGCCGATTGGTCTGCTTTACGGGAAACTATTGTTATTAATACTGTTGCTGACGATAACTTGTATTCTCTTCCCGAAACAGGCGACAACGTAAAGTTAATGTCTGCCTTAAACAATACTCAGAAATGCTATTTAACTTATCAGTCTAAAGATTGGTTTAACGAAAATATTTATTTATCAAGCGAAACTTCTGGCGCTCCTCAATACTTTACCTACAACGGTTTGGATTCGAATGGAGATACGCAGGTTCTTGTTAGCGCAAAGCCAGATGGTGTTTATAGTTTGCGCTTTGATGTTGTAAAGCGACAGGCAGACCTTACATCTGACAGCACTAATTTATTAGTACCTGAAAAACCTGTGATTCACCTTGCTGTAGCTTTGTTGGCACGAGAGCGTGGCGAAACAGGAGGCACTTCTACTCCTGAATACTTTTCTATTGCCGATAGATATTTATCTGATGCAATTGCCATTGACGCGGCAAAGCACCCAGAGGAAATGATTTTTAGGACTATCTGATATGGCACAGCAATTACAAAGCATTAATCTTGTAGCTCCAGCATTTAAGGGTGTCAATACCGAAGACTCTCCGCTGGCTCAAGATCCATCATTTGCTGAGATTGCAGATAACGCAGTCATTGACAAGCGTGGTCGTATTGCCGCACGTAAAGGGCATGAGGTTATTACAACAAACAAGACCGCTTTAGGCACTGAGTCTATACGTGCTATTAGAGAGTTCAGGGACGAGGCTGGTAACAACAAGATATTTTCTGTTGGTAATAACAAGATACTTAGCGGTACAACTACGCTAGTAGATGAAACACCCGGCGGTTATACCATTACTGCTGACAACTGGAAGATGGTTGACTTTAATAACAATGTTTACTTTTTCCAGCGTGGTTATCAGCCGTTAGTTTACAGTAACTCTTCAGGCGCAGTGCAGACACTTAGCAGTATTTCTGGCGCCGCTGGTGTTACTTCAGCTATTTACGGCAATGAAGTTTTAGCGGCTTACGGAAGATTGTGGACTGCTGACTTTACTAACAATAAGTCTACTATTTACTGGTCTGACTTGCTGATAGGGCATGACTGGTCTGGTGGTACTAGCGGTAGTATTGATATCTCAAAGGTATGGCCTGACGGTTATGACGAGATTGTTGCATTAGCGGCGCATAACGGACTTCTTATTATCTTTGGTCAGCACAGTATTGTTGTATATCAAGGTGCTCAAGCGCCAGCAACAATGGCGTTAGCAGATACTGTAGCTGGTATTGGTTGTGTTGATCGTGACACTGTGCAGTATACAGGGACAGACGTTATCTTCTTGTCACACACGGGTCTTCGTAGCTTTGGTAGGACTATACGTGAAAAGTCTATGCCAATTAGCACACTATCTAAAACAATTACAAAAGACATTATTGGTTTAATCCAAGGCGAGTCTCAATTTTTTAGATCTTTATACAGCCCAGAAGAAAACTTTTACTTGCTTACTTTTGTTGGGCAAGAGACTACATTCTGTTTTGATGTAAGAGGTGTTTTGGAGGATGGGTCTTTTAGGGTTACTCGATGGCCTGGCTCTAAATTTTCTGCTTATGAAAGACTTGCTAATGGCACTGTCTATATAGGAACAATAGATGGTATTAGTGAATACAAGGGATATTCAGACAATGGAGTTAAGTATCGCTTTAAATACTTTAGCCCTAGTCTGACTTTTGGCGATCCTTCTCGTTTAAAGATTCTTAAGAAGATTAAACCAACGCTAGTAGGCGCAAACAGTGCTACGGTATTTATGAAGTTTGCTTATGACTTTGGCACTAGCTTCAGTACGACAGAGTTTACAGTAGGCAACCAGCAACCTGCTTTTTATAACGTTAATGAGTTTGGTGCTAATTCTAATCCACTATCAGAGTTTACTGGTGGTGAACTTACTAACCAACGAAGCTTAAATGCGGTTGGTAGCGGGACAACCGTAGTTGTGGGTCTTGAGTCTGACATCAACGGGTTTGCTTTATCACTTCAAGAAATAAACCTATTAGCACTAATGGGTAAAACGGTTTAATTAGGGAGAAATTAAAATGCCAGGTATAGGTGATTTTTTTGATGAGCTGTTAGGCGTAGGAGGGGCCGGTCTTCTTCTTAGTGCCTATAACAGACTTGGAGATATTGGTGAGCGCGGTAGTCGCGAAATGGGAGAGCTTGCTGAAACTCAATTAGAGCAAGCGGCATTTCGCCCATATACAGTAACCAGCGCTACGGGGGGTCGATTTGGCATTACTCAAGATCCTCAGACTGGCCAATTCCAATACGGGCTAACCGCCTCTCCCGAAGAGCAGGCATTCCAACAGCGCATGTTTGGCGGTGCCGGCAGTTTCTTTGAAAGCGCACAGCTAGACCCGGCATTACGAGAAGAAGCTTTGTTTGAACGCATACGTGCCACACAGCGTCCTGACGAGCGCATGGAGCGTCTTGGGCTTGAAGAGCGTCTAGCGGCACAGGGTCGACTAGGAGTCCGTACAGCGCAATTTGGAGGCACTCCTGAGCAACTAGCCATGGAGCGCGCCCAGCAGGATGCAATTGCTAGAGCGCGAATTGGTGCTATGGAACAAGCCAGAGCAGAGCAAATGCAACAAGTTGGATTAGGGCAACAATTTTTAGGTGCGAGTTATCTCCCTCAAACTCAACTCCTTTCTGCCATTACTCCCGGAATGACAGCGGCTGGCGCGCAACAACAAGCGCAAATGTATGGTACAGGATTGTTTGGTGAAGCTAGGGCGACTGGTCTTGAAGCATTGCTTGGTGCAAGCCTTGGTCAGGCGAACCTTGCTGGTGCGCTTGGCGGCGGCTTATTAAGCGGCGCGCTGGGCTCTAATTATTCATTCGACATTCCACCTGTTGGTTAAACAAGGAGACTGACATGGCAAAGTTTAGTAGTGCGTTTCTTCAGTCTCTTACCCGGCCTGCCTATATGGAAGGCTTGTTTACTGCTGGAGAGCGATTAGGAAGCGCCCCTCGACGACGAGAGGAAAAGAAAACCTTTGAAGGAATGATGGAAGAGCTTTCTGCCGCCCAAGGCAATGAGGCCGCTGTTGGTGGCATTTATGAAAAGTATGGCGCACAACTTAACAGGCCTGAAATGCAATTAGAAGGCGCAAAAATGCGGCGCAAAGCAGAACAGTCATCTGCTATGACAGCAACGCAGAATCAAATTGCAATGAAGGTTAGACAGCTATCAAACCCTGATATTACGCCAGAGCAAAGGGCGGTTATTGAATCAGAGGTTGTTTCTCTTGCTAGAGGTACAAATGATCCTGCAATCCTTGAGGGTGCTTATACCGACATTGATAATGCAAACAAAGCTAGCAGTACGGCGCTAGATAACGCGGCAGTAGCGGCAGTTTCTAGTGGCGTTACAAGAGAAGAGTTTGAAGCAGAGTATGGAAAGAAAAATGGCTATCGCTATGAAGCGGCTCAAGCCACGGCAATTAATAGAAGAAATACTATTCGCGACAGTGAAAAAGCCGGCAGAATAGAATCCTATAATGCCAGAATAGCCGACCTTAAACTTCAAATGGCTCGCGAAGGACAAAAGCCTAGCGATCAAATTGACATGGAAAAGCTGACAAACTTAGAAGCTCAAATGATTGATCTTGCTAAGGAAACAAGTCCAGAAGATGCGGCTGAATTTGTTGGCATTGCGCAAACTGCATATAACGAAAGAGTAGATGCTGAAGTGCAAGCCGAGCAAGCCGCAAACGAAGCGTTAAAGACCGCAAACAAACAACGAGCAGACGGAATCATAACCGTCTTGATGACAGGGCAAGATCCACTAAAGGCGCTTCAAGATCAAATAAATAAAGCCGAAGGCCCAGCTAAAGTGTTTTTAGCAGAGCAAGAGCAATATATATCTGGCGAGCTTGAAGCACAGCTTGAGTCACGCAACAGAAGGCTTGAAGCTTTAGAAACAAAAGAAGTTAATGAGTTAGATTTAAAGTGGCTTAAAACCCCAGAAAATCAAAACTTTTTTGTTGGCATGGACGAGGTTGAAGAGGCTCTTGCGGATATTGATAAGCACAACAAAGGCAAAAAAACTTTAATGCGATCTGAGTACAATCGGCGCATAAACATTGTTACTGACGCAATATCAAAAGCTAAAGATGAAAAGAGAAAGTATGAAAGAAGCGAAACTGTAGCAGAAGAAAGAGCAGTTGAAGGCATTGATGCTTTTCTCAAAGTTACAGATAAGTCTTCTCGTTTTTACGACCCAGAAAAAGTTGGTGCAACTCCTTCGATATTTGGCATTCGACTTGCTCCGGGCAGAAGCTTGTACGATGTTGTTAGCGATCTTAGAAAAGAAGGGGGCGAAGAATATAACCGCCTTGTTGGAAAGCTAACCGCATCTTATATGCAAAATCCAAATGAGCCGTTTACCCAAATAGTTACAAGAGCTATTGAAGAAATGGATATTGCGACTCCAGGGCAAGAGTTTTTTGATGTGCGACAAGAGCGCTTAACAGAAACTACGACTGAAAGACGCGAGCTTATTAAAGGAAAAATACGACAGCAAAATCCAGAGGCAAAAGGTAAGGAGCTAGAGGCGCTTTATAGTGACGAGGCGGCTGTAGCAGAAGCGGCAGAAGCTGTCGACCAAGACTTTATAGCAATTCAAGAGCAAGAGCTTGAGGAATCACGAAACCGATATCGTGAAATGCAGGCGCGAAGAAGAACTGCTATTCGTGGAAGTCGATAATATGGCTAAATCTGACTCTTTAGATGCGCTTTCAATTCTTCTTAACAGGCAGATAGAAAAAACAAAGCCGGAAGAGGATAGCTACGAGGTTTTGTTTGAGCGTTTTTACGCCAATCACAAAGAGCGCCAGCGAGAGCGCGTTGCTGGCACTACTCGCGCAATAGCTCAAGGCGCGACCCTTGGGTTTGCTGATGAGCTTGAAGCTATGATTCGAGCGGAGTCAAAGCCAATGGGCGATTACAATCAAGAGCTTGACCAAATTCGCAAAGAACAAAAAGAGTTTGAAGCCTTGCAACCTAAAGTTGCTCTTGCCGCAGAAGCGGCTGGGGCAATACCAACAGGGCTTGGCGGTGCTAGAGCCTTGTCTGCGCTTGGAGTAAAAAGTGTAGGCAAGCAAGCTGGGGCGGAGGCGGCAGTTTACGGAGCCGGATCTGGAGAGCAATTTGAGGATCGAGCGGCAAACGCAGTTGTTGGCGGCTTGGCCGGCTTTGCGCTGGGCAAGGTTATAGGATTGGCAACAACGCCATCGTCCTCGGGCGGTTTGCGTACTCAGCTTGATGATTTGGCTGATGACAGTCTTCCCGTTGAGAATGTTGCAGACGCTAATGCCATACAGAAAGCTCAGGCTGATGAAGTATTTACTGAGGTAGACAATCCTAAGTACACCCGAAAGCCGATGTCAGAAGCTAAAACGTTTGGCGAGCTATGGGAAAGCGCTACCGGCGCACTAACTAACTTCTACAATGACAAGGTAACAGGCGTATCAGATGAGCTAATGCGTGTTGTTAGCCCCCAGATTGGCGCTAGATTTCAGCGTGCTGACGAGACTGCACTGCGTAATGTAAACAAGGATCTGGGCAATATTGCCGAGGCTCTTGTGCCTGTCATTAAAATATTCAATGAGAGCGAGCAAGCTAAAGGCGTACTGCTTGATTATGGTGCCGGTAAACTTGGTAAGACTAGATCCGCGTCAATGGCTAGGCTAGAGAAAGAACTATCAGAAGACCTTAGCACCGAACACATGAACGTGCTAAAAGCCTATCTAAATTACAGCTACAAGAAGAATACTCAGCTAAACAAAAAAGTGTTTGGTGCAGAATTCCCGACTGAACTTACCTACTTGCATACCCGTAACTCGGCGGCCGTTAGACGGCTAAAAGAGGAGGGCATGACAGACGCAGACATTGAAAAGATGTTTGATGATCCCGGTATGGAACGACGTACCCGAGGGTCATATCTTGATGGGGATGATGCCGCGCCCAACCCTGCTGACTACGACAACCCGCTTGTATCTGATATGCAACGGGTCTTTAAAATGGAGCGTCTAGGCCAGTTGCAAGATAAGTTTGGCGTGGACATTAGTGTTATTGCACGACGAAATGGCCAACAAGCAATTAGCCCTCAAGAGTTTATGGATGCATTGTTTTACTCGTTTAGACAGAAAGGCATCAGCCTTGATGGATCGCAGTATGCAGTCAACAAAATTACTGATTCGATCCTTGGACAACAGAAGGCACCACACCCATTAATTCAAGCGGCTAATTCTACGGCTTATGCAACGACACTTGCCGGGCCTATGTCAGCCATTCTTAACCTAGCGGACATTCCATTGCTGGGAGCCAAGTATGGTGGCCGTGCAGTCATCGAAGGCTTAAAGGTGCTTAGTCCTTTTAAAAAACCACCAAGTCCCGATCTAGCCAAGATGGGCTTAAACAATCAAAGCTTCGGTGAATTCGTTAACAAGACAAATGACCTTGTAAGCAACAAGCAGGGCTTTATGGCTAGAACCGCAGAGCTTATGCGTAACAGCGCAGACTTTTTAATGAAAGGCTCAGGCTTTGCGGCTATGGATATGGTCGGCAAGAAGGGCGTTATGCGCGGCGTACTGCGTAGTGCGGCAGATGATGCTAAGGCTGGAAAGCTTAAAGAAAACTGGGGCTTTTATTTTAACGATGCGGAGCTTAGCGTCCTTGAGAAGCAACTAAAACAGCATGACGTAAACTGGGACAAGTACACAGGTAAAGGCTCTGAGCTTGTAGAGGAGTTAATGTTTGCCGGCTTAGGTCAACAGCAGTTAATTAGTGCGGCTGGTCGTCCTGCGGCATGGGCAAGAAATCCAAACTTGCGGCCATTGTGGGCACTGCGTGGTTTCGTGGTCAAACAGCAGGCGCTAGCACTGCGTGAGGTTATGGGCAACATCAAGGCAGGCAAGCCAGAAAAGGCGGCAGAGTTTCTTGGCCGGTATGCGGCATACGGAGCCGGTGGCTATGCAGTAATTAATGAAGGCCGGCAGTTTATCTTCGGTGACGGAGAAGCTTCATTTGGTGGGTTAGCTCGCGGATACGGCGATGCCTGGGCAAGTTTGCTAACGGCCAACACGCTGGGTCTTAACGATTACCAGTACGGCCAGATTCAACAGTACGGAATACTGCCTACGTTTGCTATGGGTATGGAGCCAATTATCACAAGTCGCGCAAGAGACATTGCCGGCACAACGATCGAGGTTCTTGATAAGGAGCGTCCGCCGCAAGCATTGGCAACGGAGCTCCCAATTATTAAACAGCCTTTACGAGCCGCTAGAAATATTGCTGAGATGATGGAGTCTACAACGGCCGAAGGAATGCTAGAAGAGGCTTTACGACAACGTAATCCAGAGTCTTAGTCCCAGCTAACAAACTCTAACCAGCCAGCTACACCTGCCGCCCTGTCATTCTCCATACGGGCGGCTTCTTCTTTATAGTGCTTGGCTATTTCTTTCTGCTCTTTATGCATCCGCTTGCCTAGATCAATGTCTTCAGCCTTTTCCCTAATTAACTCAAGGGCTCCCTCGCCGTACTCGTCTATGTAGTGGCGGACAAAGTAGTCGGGATTACTTCCGTACTTCTGGTGGCAACCATAGCAATGAGCAAAAGCGTTCATTCCGTCGTACCGTAGGCCCTTCTTAGCGCGCGTAAAGTAATGAGAGCAGTGAAGGCCAGTGCTGTTAGACTCATATTGAGTGCCGCAACCTTGGCATTTAAAGTCATTGCGGATTCTGACGCATCGACTAAACCAATGATCTGCGGCTGTTCTCTTTAGCTTCATATCCTTCTCCAATTAAATCTATCCAGTATTTTTTTAACTCTGGGTTTTGCTTTAGTTTTTTCATAGCTGAATTATAAACGTACTTGGCTCCCTTCCTAGACAGCCCTATCTCGTCGGCTATCTCCTGCCATGTAGCCTCTCCATCTCTATCAATCACCGCAACTCATCCTTTAGTTGTTGAGGAAAGGGAATGTATACGCCCTTATGCTCTGAGAGCCACCTAATTAGCACCTCAGCGGCTTCTGAGAGTTCCTTGGGGGTTAGCTTGCCTGTGGACGGTTTGTCGTACATAGAGCGTATGATGGGCTTGTAGAGGGTTTCCTTTACCAGCACCTCGGTAAACGGTATCTCCAGCTTGTCACTGAACGGATGCCGTACCCAGTACCCAGCGTCGTTAAGACCTTCGGCTATCTGCCTAAACCATAAGTGCATGGCGTTATTTTGCCGATCACTGCGCGTTGTATCCTTGATGTAGTACAGGATTTTTTTGCCTTGATCGAATTGAGTTGTGACAAAAGCAATAAAGAAGTTCATCTTTTCTTCTTTGTCGACTAACCAGCGATGTGATGTATCCATATTTCCCATTCAGTTTTCCCAGTTTCCCCAGTTTACCCAAGTATACCCCCCGCCTTTTAATCTATCCCGCCCCCTACAGAAGGGAAAACGGGGAAAACGGGGGAAACAGACTACATGGGAATCCAACGATAATACTTTTTGTTGTGTTCGCCACGGCGTTCTAGCTTTAGATTGTTGCCTTTGAGTAGCTCGATGCAGGTAAGAAGCTTTTTCTTTGTGCATCCGTTTGGGTTAATCTCATCATCATACAAAAGATCGCATAGCTCTGACTGACTAAACATTTTGCCTTGCTTCATAACAGTGCTAAGAAATAGATACTCATCTTCATACTTGTTGATTGCTTTGCCAATGTTGATCTGCGCCCTTTGTTTCTCTTTAAGTTCTGTGATGTCATCAACTGTCATGAACTGCACAGAATCTACTGACTCTTCATACCCTACTGTTGCACTGGTCTGCTTATATTTGAATCCGCCTTCAAAGCTAATTTGGCTACGATCCTTTTCATTGATTACTAACAGCTCTTGATAGAAAGCAAACTTATCGTTGACTGGATCAAGGCCAAACATATTATCTACATCAGCTTTAAGATCTCCAACGCCTTCGTAGATCAAGCGACCGTCCATGCTTCGATGTTTGTTGCAATGCCCTAGTAAGATGACAGTACCGCCTGCGGCCGCGAATTCACGAAAGACATGAAGAACTTCTCGCATATCCCCTTTGTTGAGTACAGGCGCAAACTTCTTGAGGGTGTCGCAGATAACAATCTTGCCGTTAGCCTCACCTTCTTCACGAATAGCGTTCAACAGCTGAAGTGCGTCAGTTGTTGTACGGAGTGATGGATCTGGTGAGTTGGCTAAAGTGACCATTGTTATGCCATGCCGATTGCCCATCTTGGCTTTCTGAAGTACTCCTTTTGCTCCGTCGTCTTCGTTAAAATAGATTACATCGGAGCCTTTTATTAGGTTGTTCCGAATACTCTGGAATAAATTGCCAAGAATCCAGACCGTTTTGCCGGCCCCAGAAGGCGCGTATACAAGCGTTACGGTGCCGGTGGTGATCATGCCAGGGATAACGTCTCGCTCTTGCGCCAAGCGCATCTCAAGCTCTTCTATGCGACTGTTAACTGCAACACCCATAAGTCTTGATAGCGATGATGATCCATTCTGTTTTGTGTAATACGGGTTTCCCGGAAAGGTTTCGTTGATGAGTTCTTCTTTAATTACAAAGGCGGGTTTTTGTCCTACTGACTCGCAGTAGTCTGCCCAGTCGTCCTGCATTCCTGTCTCCTTTTTTGTTGTGGTGAAAGCTCTTAACTCTGACGGAGTTTACTCTATCTGTCAATAAACTTATCAAAAGGTTTGCAAAGTTTTTAAAAGTTTTGTAGACTGCAAGCTCAATCAAATGAAGGAGGCAGTATGAGTAAGCTAATTGAAAAGCTTCTTGAAGTTCAACAAGATTTATCTCACGCCAAAGCAGAAGCAGTAAACCCGCATTTTAAAAGTAGCTACGTTAAATTTGAAGATCTTTGGGATTACGCTAAAGAAGCCCTGAACGGTCACGGGATAATGATTCAGCAGGTTAGTCACGAGTGTGATGTAGGCGCCTGCATTGAAACTGTTTTGTATGGGCATGGTGACTCGCTATCAACTGGCAAGATGATTGTTCGAGCAGACAAACCAACGGCCCAAGCATTCGGCAGTGCTGTCACCTATGCCAAGCGATATAGCCTGTCAATGGCATTGGGTATCGGAGCTGATAAAGACGATGATGCCAACAATGCGACGTCAGGTGCAAAGCGAGGATGGTAGCAAATGAAGAAGAGTTCCTTGCGTACATGAAAGTGATACGCGAGGAGTTTGATTTCATCTGTCAGGTCAAGAGCGCAGTGGCTAACGAAGAGTGGGAAGCATTGCGCTGTATCGTAGAAGAAACGCCAAATGAGGTGAAGGAGGCTTTAAATTTGGCTCAGTCAAAAGGTGGTGTGTTTACCACCTATGAAAACCAAGTAATGAAAATCAACCCGTTGAGGAGATGTTATGAACGATGAAAAGATTTTTGTAGATGGCATGATGGTTAAGTTGCCCGATGCAAATGCGCCAGACTTTGTAAAGCTAAAGCTTTCAATTAAGCTCGATGACTTTGGAGCTTGGGTTGCCTCAAGAAAGAAGGCAGATCCAGATTCAGAGTGGATGAATATCGAGATTAAAGAAGGGCGATCAGGCAAGTGGTATGCTGAGTTAAATACATGGAAACCCAGTGCTGACCAACCTGCTCGACAGCCAGCAAGCCAAGCGCAAAAGCCTGTCCCTAACGACGACATTCCATGGTGAGTGGTTTGCCCCGTTTCGGCGGGGCTTTTTTAGGAGTTCTTAATGACCGACCAAACTGAATACCTTTACTATCGCGATCTCTTTCACATCTTTAAGGCGTATACTTCGCCGAAGTTAATCAAGGTGCTGGAAGCTCAGGGGATCAAGTATTTCACTGACGCCAAAGGCAAGCCCTTTACTACAAGGGCCGCCATCGAAGGCGCTTTGACTGAAGAAGATCAGTCGTAAGCTTTTGGCCTAACGGTGATTCTGCTTACTTCACCGTCTTCTGAGTCGTATGTAATGACCTTGGCTCCGCGCTGGGACATGAGGCCCAGCCGAGTGGCATACGAATCTCGCGATGCTAACGTGGGGTGCTGTTCTGTAATAGCCCCCGCGTCTTCTAATATCCGCTCATGATGATAATGTCCGCTGTGGATATACGCCACCGTCGACTTGCCCCAATCTTCTCTGAATCGAGGCTCACTCGAAAACACTTTAGGCAATCTGTCCATCTTCACTTTGTGACCATGATGGAAGCACAGCATTACCTTGCCATGTCTGTAAGCGTAATAAGGGAAGTCATTGTCGATGACATCCAGCCTTGGCTCATTGGCGTACAACTTTCTAATGAACTTGCGTAACCAGATGGAGCCCGCGATGTCATGATTACCTTCGGCGCAGACAAAGACGACCTTCTCATACTTCTCCAGCATCATCCGCACAGCCTCGTTCATGACCGTCATAGCTATATCGACGATACGGCTGTACCTACTGTCATTATCGAGGATATGAGCGGAAGTGGGAGTGATTTGGAGGAGTCCGTCCCAGTGCAAAAAATCACCAAGATTACAAAGTAAACCTATCTTGCTGTTAGGCGTACTGTCGATCATATCTTTGATGCTTGACAGGAATAGATCCCTGGCCATGTCGGTGTTGTAGTCTTCGCTAGTCTCGTCGCCCCAACAGTAGCTACCCAGATGAAAATCCGTAACCACCAGCAAGCTAAGTAAATTGTCTTGAATTTTCTTCGGCGCCTTGACTTGCCTCCATGGCTTAATGCCTTCACACGCCAACTCAATCCTGCTAATTATTGCATCGAGTTGAGCTTGCTTATCTGCCTCAGTCTTTACCCATTGAAGGGCAACGGAGCCATCCTTGTAAAGTGTTGAAGATCCTTTGACTGCGTAGCCGGGTGGGACAGTGTGAACATGATCGTGCTTTGGCGCATAGCCAGCTTTAGCCGCTCTGCCTTCTACTGCCTTGAGAGCGTTTCGCGCATTGGTTCGATCAGATCCAACGATCTCTGATATCTCAGACCAGCTACGGCCTTCGAGATATCTGAGTTTGACTAAGTATTTTTGATGTTCTGTATTGCAATACTCTTGTAACGGATGCTCCATTATTCCCCCTAATGGAACCCTATGGACGAATACCTCGCATCGTGTTTGCTCTCGCAAGGACAGCAACGATCTGAGTTAATTCCACTGGGTCTACTGGAATACTCACATGCGGCTCTTCTGTGTTGGCTATCTTCACATAGTGCAGGTGCAGATAGGAAAGCAGTGCGGCCAGCACATCTTCCTCCGTTCGGATTTTTTTCAGTGCCTCGTCTGGGCTTGTAGTCATAGCGTACTCCTGTGCGGCATTGGGGCCGGTAGTTGATAGTTGGACAGGGTGGCATAGTAGGGCGGGATGTCAAGTGCCAGCATCATGCAAGCATCGTGCCACCTCAGGGATAGAGGAACAGCGATTGTGCCCACCGGGGCGCTGTCAACCGGCTCAACAGGCGAGGAGTACAGTTGTCGCCTTGGACACTTGGAGTTTAACAGTAAGGATCAAAGTCATGCCACTCCTGTGCTTCATCAGGCTGACCATCGTACTCTAGTCTTTCATTGCACTCTTCACAGACTTCATCGTCATCTAAAAAGCCAGACTCCATCCATTGCTGGCAGACAATACATTGAAATAGCTCCATGACTCCTCCTAATGGCGCATATCCTCAAGCTCCCAGCATACATCTTCGGCGTTTAATATTGGCCGGCCATGCCAAGTGCATTTTCGTTCAAATAAAATTTGCAGTTTTTCGTCTACAAACTGACCCCAAAACTCATGATCTTCTTCAGTCTCAACAACATCGTAATCCGCTTCGATATCAAACGGATCAACAAATAACAATGCGATGCCAGTGTTGCGATCAAAGTCATCAATGATTGCTCCTTCGAACTCATCCATGTCATCAGGCACAGATGCTTTAACTTGGATGTAAATTCGTTTAGTCATTGTTAAACACCTCGTCTATTGTTCTATATGAAGGTATGCCATTTATCTGATTAACGCCAAGGATTTCACAGATAAAGTCATCCATGTCTTCAAAGCTCGGCTTGATGTCATTAGCTTTGCAATAGTTAAAATAAACCCGGAGTAAAGTCTCCGGGTAATATTTGTCACTGTTCTTTTGCATTGCCTTTCTCCAGATGACTAAGCTCTTCGTTGAGATAATGTATCCACTGGTTCATTTCAATCATAGCCATGCCGCAGTTATCGGATAGCCTGGGAATTTTATCCAGCTGATTGTGCGCCGCTTTCAAGAACTCAATGGCGTTAACAATGCGATCCCTGCCATCGAGATACGAGACGACCTGCTCATTGGTTACGATGTAAGGAAACAGACTCTTTGCAGTGACGCGCACAACCTGCGGATAAATCTCGTCAGGGCTGTGTAGGTCGAGCAGATTGTCCTTAAGAACTTTGATTTCAGATTCCAGCAATTCAGGGCAGATCTTGCTGAGGTACTCACTTGTTAGATTCATGGTGCTTCTCCTTATTCTTCACGTAAAGTTTGTTCGGCCGCAATAATCATTAAGATTTCGCTATGCGGAATGCCAAAGTCAGTAGCCCAACGAGAAAACCCAAGGTAATCCCATTGGTTGATTAGGTAATACTCGATGTTAGACAGCACGACTTCGCCAAGCTCACCGCGTGTCAACCATCGACCTTCTAAACGATCATCCATTTGTTTACTCCTTTGTTGATTAGTGAGGGATTTCCGCGACCCCCGCTTGAGCCGGGGTGCGGAATCCCGAACGATTAAGGAATTAATTTTTTGTGGGTATGCCAAAAATCTTCCCATAAAGATTCAGCTATAAGGGGAATGTTTTCCGACGTGCTTTCTTTAAGACAATTTTTTCCTTGTTCTGCAATCCACAAATCAATAGCTTTGCCGTAACAGAAAAGCAAAGCCGTTCCATCATCTATATGTATTGTAGTTTCCATAACATTTCTCCTTGGTTGGTTATGCGGCTTCGTCATACTTCCGCATCATGGTGAACTGCGACATGCAATACTCGCTAGCCTTTCGTGCTTCGGTTGCCGCAGTCGTTAGGTACTTGGGATTAGACTGGATTGCCTTTTTCCAAGAGTTGAGATAGCTAGCGTGTTGCGCTATGTCATACGTCACACCTAGCTCGCTACATAAAAAGATTGATCCAAGCTCTGCAATCAATTCTTCTTTGGCGTAGTCTTCGCTACCAAATGCACCAGTCAGCGGCCGATCTAGCCGGGAGTTGTGACCGGTAGCATGAATGCATTCGTGATAGAAAGTGGATTGATGGGCATCGTCAGTTTCAAATTGCCCTGGCATCGGCATTCGGATTTCATCAGCCGATGGCGAGTAACACGGATTGTGGAATGTGCTGGAGCTAATCTTAACCTTGATTGCATCGGCCATTTCATAGGGTCGTTCAAGCTTGGTTTGCCGTAACTCAATCTGGGGTAACTCGATGCCGGTCTGCTCGATGTTAAAGATGTTGTATAGCTTGGCAAACTTGTAGGACTTATCGGTGTCTTCTTTGTCTTTGCCAGTACCAAAGAAGATAGCGGGCGTAGCCTTCTGCCCTTTAACACTGCCGCCAAGCTCAACGACTTGCTTGTAGGTTAACCAGTAGGGTTTTTCAAAGCCGTGCATCCAGCTAGATATCATTGTCATCAACTGGTTCGTGCCATTGTAAGGTCGTTTGCTGACCCAGTTTTGGTGAAGGCAGGATTGTGACTGCCATGTTTTGCGCCATGAAGTTTCATCTTCCATAGCGGCCATAACGAGTTCGAGGATTCGATCATATTTCATAGGTTGTACTCCGTTGGTTTGTGGATGTCCGGGGTGTTGAGCCCCGAACATGGTTAAACTTTATCAAAGTTATGAAAGGTTTGCAAAGGTTTCACTGCGTTCTTCTTCCAGACTCTCAGCGCATTGCCAGCAAATAGAGTCGTCGAGTATGTCATCGTAAACAATCGACGAATCATTAAAGAATGACTGATCGCATAAAGGGCAAATAAACTCTGAGTCAAGCCAAGATGTAAGTGCCATAGCAACCTCCTAAAAATGCTTGTAATAAAGACGCCATTCAAAGTCAGGGTATTCAACTTTGCTAGCTTCGTAATCTTCGATAGCCGAAAGCACCATGCCTTCGACATCACCTTCAGGCCCGCCATCGAGAGGATAAGCTCGGGTATAACCAAAGTCTTTATCGTTTGACGTACGGTATTCGACAGAAATCCAGTGTCGTCTTTCCATAACAAACTCCTTTTAGTTGAATAGTAAAGCGAGGGTTCTTTGCGCCCCGCACAAACCGGGGGCGCAAGAACGTGAGCGTCATTAGCTTTTGCCATTCCATGCTATCTGCATAGCTTCGAGGCCAGACTTGAAGTAACCATCTCTCAGGATTTCATACCCAGCCAACCCTTCGTTGAATGGAGCGAAGTCTTCAATGCATTCATTCATCTGATCGAATGTCGCATCGAAATCAAACTCCATATATCCCAGGGTTTCATTGTCCTTGTCGAACAATCGGATTTGTTTCTTTTGGTTAGTCGTCATAATGCACCTCGATATCTGCATCGTCATCTTGCGGGGACTCATCACCATGGGAATGAGCTTCACTCCAAACGTCATAGTCATGCTCTATGCCAAGCGTGAATCGAATGCGGCGCTCAGCTACTTCAGCCGCTTTACATGTCGCATCGTCCTCAGTTTTCGCAAGCACCTTGATAGTCTGTTCAACTGTGCTGGTAACTTCGACGCAGTAAACACGTCGAGCAACATCTTCAAGCAAAGCTTCGGCCAGACTCTTTGCGTCATTTAACGCAGTTCGCACCGAACGAATACGAGCTTTCATATTCCAGTCGTAATCGCTGTCACTTACAGATGCTTCGACTGTTGTCGCCATCGACTCGCATTCCTGTACAACTTCTAACAAAGCTTCTTCTAAATTGCTCATGCTACATCCTCCATAGGTATTGCATTAATTGAAACCGCTTCTAGGTCAAGCAAGCGGGGACGATCATCAAGGAGATCGCCTTCCTTCCATCCGATGACTGCATAGGCACGTGCCAAACACTCATCATTAGCCTCAACCGACACGATATGTTCGGTGGTTTCGATTAGCGTTACGAGATATTCCATTACTCAATTGCCTCCGCCAAAGTATCAATCGCATACAGCAAGCCAATAGTTAAGACGCCACACATCAACGCCACCGGAAACATCAAGTTAAGTAGCGCCATCATCGTCGACAATGCAGTAATCGTCGCCATCGCCACCAACAACACAATTAATATATACATAGATACTTCTCCTTTGTTGACATAAAAAAAGGGGCCGAAGCCCCGTAGTTACTACTTACCTGCGTTTACTACTTCGTGAAGGTATTCACGTCGTCGATCAAGTCGATCTAATTCAGCCGCATGTTTGTCTTCGACTTTCATGCTAAGCATTGTCTTGCCGGACTTCGTTTGACGCTCCCAAATTGCTACTTCGATGCGCTTGCCTTCGAATTCAATCTCGCCTTTGAAGTGCGGAGCTTTGTCTGAGTACGTAAGACCGCGCTCGTTACGGAAGGCTAGACCTGAATTTGGATTGAGTTGTAATGACATGGTACTTCTCCTTTGTTGAAAATTTCTGCCGTTTCCGACAGGAGCAGGACTTCCGTTGCGGAGACCAGCTTTGCAAGGGGGTAGTCCAGAAAAATCGCGGAGGGTCCACAGCCGGATTTATCAGCAGGCAGAGACGTTGCGTGGAAACCGTTATTTTTGTGGCCCTTGCAGAGATGCCGACGTGACGGAATCCTAAGCGGATGACGGTAACGGTGTAGAAATTAAGACATAGGAGACGGGCCTGCGTTGTCATTACCAATCCAATCAGGTAGCCAATAACTTTCTGCGTGTCTAATACGATAAGCGAACTGGATAAATTAGATGGGGATCAATAGCTCTTGGGGCTACTACGTGGATACTCACACTCCTGCGTACAGAATCTACGGGATCATTCGGCAAAACATGGTGAAAAACAGTACCGGGGAGGGGGTAACGCGACACAGTGTATATATAGTTCCCACCCAGATACAAAAAAGAGTGATTTTGGATTACTTTAAGTGTCTGATTCATTTAGTTATATTGCCGTGGTTTTAATTCCATTAAGTTCTAAGGTATAGTCAACCCGCCCCCTACAGTTGGGGATACAGGGAAAACTAGGAAAACTGATTTTTTCTGAGTAAAAAAGAGAGGTCGGAGTATTGTTTAACCTAAAGTATATATATAGGATAGGGAGGGTGGGTCGGTAATTAGAACCACTTAAAATTTATGCTGATTACTATCAACAAACAGGACGCTCATGCGTCGGAGTTAATGGGAGCGGATACAGTTAAGCTCTGCGAGATGCAAGGCTTCCCGCCTAGGCTGGAGAATGAAAGGCAGTCTAGAGTAGAAGCCAACATTTGGGGATTTAAAGCCGAGTTTGCGATAGCTCGGCTTTTTGATTTAGAGCCCCCGACAATCAATGTGCTTTCTGATGGCGGCATTGATCTTTGGTTTGGCGATACGTCTATTGACGTAAAGTTTAGCAATAACGAGTACGGTGATTTAGTATTCGATACCGAAAAAAAGTTTAAGGCGGATATTGCTGTCGCTGTTGGAAAGGTTGGAGGCAACACATTGCGTGTAAATGGCTACGTCGACAAAGCGTTTTTTGTTGAGAATAGCGAGCCTCATAACTACGGGCATGGCCCTAGACTGCGTATGAATGCTAAACAGCTAAAGCCAATAGAAAGATTGTGGTATTGCCTTATGACCAAGAAATTTAAAGGCTAGAATGATGGAAGAATCGTACGTTCAACGAAGAAAGCGTGAGATCAAACAGCGCAAACAGGAGTCTGGTAGGCCATCCAAAAAGGACTTGGCCCAAAACTCTCCCGGGGGAAGAGGGAAGGTAGGTCGTCCAAAGGGTGATGCCTCGATTATTAACGAGTATAAGTCTCGTATGTTGGCGTCCCCTAAGTCCAAACGGGTACTCGATACCATTTTTGATGCCGCGCTCGATCACGATCACAAGAATCAGGCGGCGGCTTGGAAGTTAGTAATGGATCGAATACTACCTGTGGCGGCCTTTGAGAAAGATGTCGTGCAAAATGGCGGGAAATCTGCTATTCAGATCAACATAACGGGCGTGGGTACAGCAGAGGTCAAGGATATTGATCCAACTACTATCCAACCCACGGTAATTGATGGGGACAATGGTGAAATACTTTGATATCTGGGAGTTTGACTGTACGCATACCGGAAAAAACGAAATGGATTCGGAGTTTCTGGAGCAGTTAGACTTCTTAAGGGCCGAATGCGGCTTCCCCTTTCGCATTACCTCGGGCTATCGGGATGCAACACATCCTAACGAGGCCAGAAAGCCAGAGCCTGGCACCCACTCGCAGGGAATCGCGGCGGATATTGCCGTATCTAACGGCGTAGAGCGCATGAACATTGTGCATAACGCACTCAAGTTAGGGTTTGGTGGCATAGGTGTCGCTAGAACCTTTGTTCACGTAGACTCCCGAAAGACAACTCCAGTTATGTGGACGTATTCCTAATGCTTCATACAAAACATATTACGTTATCAGACGCTACTGAGCAGGTACTGTTTACTATACCGGCGGGTTACACGATACATGTCGTGTATATCTTTGTTGCTAACCACGGAACAAGCACAAACCAAGTAAGTCTTTGGTGGGAGACAGGTGGCGTAGACCAGATGTACTTTTTTGACGGGACTAGCATTGGCGCAGGTAACAAAGAAATCATAGGCGGTCAAAACGACAACGGCATCTTTGTACTGCACAACGGAGACGTTGTAAAAACTCAAGCGTCTTCAGCAACAGGACAGATGGAAGTAGCGGTTACCTTCCAGTTATTAGAAAGATCAGCGGCGTTTAACAACTTTAACGGATCATAGAATGGTTATTGTTCTTGGGGCAGATTGGTGCAAAGGCTGTAAGGCTATTAGAACCAAGCTAACCAAATACGACATCGACCATAAGTATGTGAAAATTCCGCCGGGCCAAGCTGGCTGGGATATGGTTGAAACACTAACAGGCCGAAGAGCAGTGCCGGCGGTCATGTATAAATTTAACTCTCCTGTTGAGCTAAACGGGATGCTTGCAGAGGCGGGCGCTACCGAGCGAGAGCTAACCGAAGAAGAGCTAGACGAACTTGACTGACTTAAATATTGAATTACTGCCTTGGCAACAACAAGTCTGGTCAGATGACACAAGATTTAAAATAGTCGCGGCAGGACGCCGTACTGGTAAGTCGCGTCTTGCGGCTTGGATGTTAATTGTTAATGCACTGCAAGCAGATAAAGGTCATGTATTTTATGTTGCGCCCACCCAAGGACAGGCCAGAGACATCATGTGGCAAACCCTTCTTGAGCTTGGGCATCCTGTTATTGCTGGTAGCCACATCAATAATTTACAAATTAAATTGGTCAATGGAGCAACCATCAGCCTCAAAGGCGCTGACAGACCAGAAACAATGCGAGGTGTTAGCCTCAAGTTCTTAGTGCTAGATGAATACGCCGACATGAAGCCGGAAGTATTTGAGCAGATTCTTAGACCGGCACTTGCCGACCAAAAGGGCTGTTCAATGTTTATTGGGACGCCAATGGGGAGAAATCATTTCTATGAACTGTATAAATATGCGGAGTTAGGCGATGATGAAACGTACAAGGCATGGCACTTTACTTCTTACGATAATCCTCTTCTTGACCCGTCTGAAATCGATATTGCAAAAAAGTCTATGTCTTCTTATGCGTTTCGCCAGGAATTTATGGCGTCGTTTGAAGCCCGCGGTTCAGAGATGTTTAAGGAAGACTGGGTATCTTTTAGTGAGGATAAGCCGGATGTAGGAGACTACTACATTGCAGTTGACTTGGCTGGTTTTGAAGAGGTCAACAAAAAGAAAACAAAAAATACGAAGCTGGACGACACGGCGATTGCGGTTGTCAAAGTCAGCCCTAACGGTTGGTACGTTGATAATATTATCTACGGACGTTGGAGCCTTGACGAGACAGCGGCCAAAATATTTCAGGCCGTCAGGGATTACCAGCCAGTTAGTGTTGGAATCGAACGAGGGATTGCCAAACAAGCAGTCATGTCACCACTGGCAGACCTTCAAAAAAGATATGGTACTTTTTTTAGAGTTGAAGAATTAACTCACGGTAACAAGAAAAAAACAGATAGAATTATGTGGGCGTTACAGGGTCGTTTTGAAAACGGCTTTATCACGCTAAACAAGGGGGAATGGAATTCAAGATTCCTTGACCAATTGTTTCAGTTCCCTGATCCTTTGACCCACGATGACTTGGTTGATGCGCTCGCGTATATTGACCAGCTGGCTAACGTAGCTTACGACTACGAATATGAAATTGAGGACCACGAAATTTTAGATGTGGTAGCGGGATACTGATATGAGTGAAATTTACGAATCTGATCCAATTCTTATTGAAGATTCAATTGAAAGTTGGGTCGTTGACAAATGCGAGGATTGGCGCGACTACTATGAGTCGAATTACGAAAGCCGTTTTGAAGAATATTACAGACTATGGCGAGGAATATGGGACCCTGCTGACAGCGATCGTCGCTCTGAGCGTTCCCGTATCATTTCTCCTGCACTTCAGCAAGCCGTTGAGTCTAATGTAGCAGAGCTTGAAGAGGCTACTTTTGGAAGAGGAAAGTGGTTTGATGTCTCTGACAACATGGGTGATACCGAGCGCCAAGACGTTCAGTTCTTGCGCAACAAGCTAACCGAAGACTTTGAGGACTGCATGGTCCGAAAGGCAGTAGCCGAGTGCTTAATTAATGCGGCTGTGTTTGGAACTGGTATTGGCGAGATTGTCATTGAAGAAATGAAAGAGATGGTGCCAGCAACCCAGCCCATCATGGATGGCGATCTTCAAGCCGTGGGCATTAACATTACTGATCGAGTCAAAGTAAAACTGCGCCCTATTTTGCCGCAGAACTTTTTAATTGATCCGGTAGCGACTAGCGTAGATGAAGCATTAGGCGTATGCATTGATGAGTTTGTTAGCAAGCATCATGTAGAACAGCTTCAGGAGCAAGGCATCTATCGTGATGTGTATGTAGGCTCGGCCGCACCAGATACTGATCTTGAGCCAGATCAAGACATTACTATTTATAACGATGACAAGATCCGCCTTACCAAATACTACGGACTTGTTCCGCGTGAGCTTTTGGCTGAAGCGCTAGATGATGATATCGAGGAAGAAGGCAAGTACGTTGAGGCAGTGATTGTTGTTGCTAACGGCGGAATCCTTCTCAAGGCAGAAGCTAATCCATACATGATGCAAGACCGCCCCGTTGTAGCATTCCCTTGGGACGTAGTGCCAGGTCGATTTTGGGGTCGTGGTGTATGTGAGAAAGGTTATAACTCACAAAAAGCGCTTGATACAGAGCTACGCGCACGTATTGATGCACTAAGCCTTACTATCCACCCGATGATGGCTATCGATGCTACTCGACTTCCACGAGGCGCAAAGCCTGAAGTCCGACCCGGCAAGATGATCCTAACTAACGGCGATCCTCGCGAAGTGCTACAGCCTTTTAATTTTGGGCAAGTTAGTCAGATTACCTTTGCTCAAGCCGGTGCATTACAACAAATGGTTCAGCAAGCAACAGGCGCAGTAGATTCTGCGGGTATTGCGGGTCAAGTTAATGGCGAAGCTACGGCGGCAGGAATTAGTATGTCGCTGGGTGCCATTATCAAACGGCACAAACGCACACTAATTAACTTTCAGCAGTCATTCTTGATTCCTTTTGTAAAGAAAGCGGCATATCGGTATATGCAGTTTGACCCTGAAAACTACCCTGTCGCTGACTACAAGTTTAACGCTAGTAGTACGCTAGGCATTATTGCGCGTGAGTACGAGGTAACTCAGCTAGTGCAGTTGCTACAAACCATGGGTCAAGAATCTCCGCTTTACCCAACACTGGTTCAAAGCATTATTGACAACATGAACTTGTCAAACCGTGAAGAACTTATTGCGGCTATGACTCAAGCACTTCAGCCTAATCCGCAGGCGCAAGAAGCGCAGATGGCAGTACAGCAGGCTCAAGTTGAGTTCCAGCAGTCACAAACCAATGCGCTTAATGCTCAGGCTCAGGAGTCTAACGCTAGAGCTACCAAGCTGGCGGCAGAGGCGGCAGTGGTTCCGCAAGAGCTTGAGATTGATCGAATCAATGCGATTACGAGAAATCTTAAAGAAGGCGATCAGGACGACAAAGAGTTTGAACGCCGAATGCGTGTAGCAGAAACCCTCTTGCGTGAGCGAGAGGTTGCCGCTAAAGAGCAGGGTAATGTTCAAGTAGAGCAACGGGCAAATGAAACTCGTGAAGCCGAACAAATGCTGATGCAACGTCTTGGTCAAGAATGAACGTGGATTTAAAGCTTACCGCCATTTACGACAAGCTACTGTCTAAGATACAAGCAGTAGAAGCTATTCGTGGAGAAAAAGGGGATAAAGGCGACCCCGGCCCGCAGGGGGTAAAAGGAGAAACCGGAAAAACCGGAAAAACCGGCCCTGCGGGTAAAGATGGTAAGGATGGTAGTAACGGTAAGGATGGAGCCGATGGCTCTGATGGCGAGCGTGGTGTGGGCGTTGAAGATGCAAGCGTAGATTTTGACGGCCATCTTGTCTTAACCTTAACTAATGGCGATGAAATAGATGCTGGATCGGTTAAGGATATTAATGAGGCTCAGGCGCCTAACGTCTACAACATCTCTATGGGTAGCATGGCTAGTCGCGCAGATCTTAAGAACGCTAACGCTAAGATTATTACTGCCAACCACACAACAGGCGGCTCAGAGATTCTCAAAGTTACCTCTGGCGTTGTTATTAACCTTAGAGAGCATCCGCAAGATCGTGAAACGGTTATCGTCAATTGCCGTACAGATGACAGAATAGACATTGTAGGTGAGATTAATATTGTCAATATGTCTTACTACGATGTAGCTAAATACAATATCAATGAGTTTGGCGCTAGAAGCATTATTGTAGAGCAGGATGATACGACACTGCACCTAGTATATATCCAAGAATTTAAAGAGTGGTTAGCGATCTAATGAGCTACATACCGCAATCTAGAGCAGACCTAGGCATAGCGCAAGCGTATGAAGTGTCAGGTAGTCATACTACTTCTGGGACTGAAATACTTCGTTGTAGTGCCGATGTAGATATAGTATTGAATCCAACACCTAAAGACCGTGAAACGGTAATGGTAAAATTAACTACGGCTAACACAGTTAAAATTATTGGCGACATTAACATTACATCATCATCTTCGTTTTTTAATATTGCTCAATACAACATAGACGAATTTGGCGGTACAACAATTACGATCAATACACCAGACACTACGGTTATCTTTATATATGTCCGTAAGTTTGGAGAATGGTTCCCTTACAACTAGGATGAAAGATGTTTACAGATCACGAGTTTAGGTTGTTACTTCTTGAAGTAAAAAATATGATGGAGCCGCTAGAGCTAGAGGTAGAAGAGTTAAAAAAGAAAGTAGAGGAGTTGTCTAATGGCAAAGAAACACCCAAGCGTAGTGCGAGCAGGGGTAAGCGGGTTCAGCAAGCCCAAGAGAACGCCTAATCATCCTACTAAATCTCATGTGGTCGTAGTTAAGTGCGATGATGGTAAAGTAAAAACCATTCGGTTTGGCGAGCAAGGGGCTAGTACCGCAGGAAAACCCAAGGCGGGAGAGTCAGAAAAGATGAAGGCAAAGCGAAAATCTTTTAAAGCTCGTCATGCTAAAAACATTGCCAAAGGAAAGTGTTCTGCCGCATATTGGGCTGACAAGGTTAAATGGTGACAAGCTATGAAAGTTAAAGCACCCGATGGTTATCACTGGATGAAAAAGGGCAAAGAGTATAGGTTGATGAAAGATCCTGCGGGTGGTTACAAGCCACACAAGGGAGCAACTAAGTCAGCGGACTTTGCAATTCAAAAGACTCACAAAAAGTAAGGAGAACGTTATGCCAGGGAAAAAGAAGAAAAAAGTAAAAAAGCCTTATGGCTACTAAGTCAAAGGTAAATCAGGCCGGTAATTACACTAAGCCAACCATGCGGAAAAACTTGTTTAACAAGATTAAAGCAGGCGGCAAGGGTGGAAAGCCGGGTCAATGGTCTGCACGAAAAGCCCAGATGCTTGCTAAAGAATACAAGTCAAAGGGCGGAGGCTATAAGTAATGACTTTAAAAAAGTCGCAGAAGTCATTAAAAAGCTGGACTAAACAAAACTGGCGCACTAAGTCAGGCAAGCCGTCTACTCAAGGCGCAAAGGCTACGGGTGAGCGATACCTACCTGAAAAAGCCATTAAGTCTTTGTCGGCTAAAGAGTATGCGGCGACAACTCGCAAGAAGCGCAAGGACACAGCGGCAGGAAAGCAACACTCAACTCAACCGAAGCGAATTGCAAAGAAGACGGCTAGATCAAGAAAAGCCTGACTTTTTGCAAAAAGCATGGTAAAAGGCACTTAATCAACCAAGTAGGAGAAAGTATTAATGACGCCAGAACTTGAGACGTATTTTGACAACTACAACACGTTGTTTAATAGCGAAGGTTTCAAGCAACTCGTAGAGGAGCTGTCACGAAATGCTACACAGTTAGCGGATATTCAAACGGTTAAGGATGTCGAAGACCTTTTTTTCCGTAAAGGCCAAGTGTCTGCGTTTGCTACAGTAATCAACCTAGAGGCTACGATTACTGCGGCGCGAGAACAGGCAGAGGCCGAAGAACAAGAAGACATGGATGTATAAAATATACGATTTCCGTTGCTCTAACGGTCATGTCTTTGAAAAGATGGTAGAGCGAGGAGTCACAACTAGTAGGTGCGGTTGTGGTTCCGAGGCTACTAAAATGCTGTCAGCGCCTAAGTGCGTACTCGATGGATCAAGTGGGGACTTTCCGGGTCGTCACATGAAGTGGGTGCGAGAACACGAAGAAGCTGGCAGGAAACGTAAATCTCCAACTGACGGAGTTTAATAAATGTCTAGAGCTACAATGCTTGATCTTCACCTTGAAGGGGACAATGAAGATAACATTGAAAACGAAGTGAACGAGACTGAATCGTTAGAAGCAGAGCAATCTGCAATCGAAGCGATTGAGCAACCTCAAGACGCAGAAGAGCAAGACACTGAAGACGATATTCCAGAGAAGTACCGAGGTAAATCTCTGAAAGAAGTTGTTCAGATGCACCAAGAAGTTGAAAAGGTGATGAGTCGGCACTCCTCTGAAGTCGGTGAGCTTCGCAAGGTAGTGGATGAGTATATTAATACTCAAACACAATCAGCACCTCAACAGAGCAATGTTGAGCCTGAAAGTGATATTGACTACTTTACCGATCCTCAAGCCGCCGTTAATCGTGCTATTGAGAATCACCCAAAAATCAGAGAGGCCGAGCAGTACAGTGCAAATTACAAGAAGCAAGCGGCGCTTGCAGAACTTGGCAATAAGCACCCTGACATGCAAAGCATTCTTAGTGATCCTAAGTTTGCAGATTGGATAAAAGCCTCGAAGATTAGGACTCAGCTGTTTGTAGAAGCTGACCAAGAGTATAACGCTGATGCGGCCGATGAACTGTTCTCGCTCTGGAAAGAACGAAAGACAGTGGCCCAACAAACTGCAACTGTTGAGAAACAGGTGCGGAAACAGCAACTCAAGGCGGCTAGTACAGGCAACACGAGAGGCAGTGGTGAGGGGGAACGTAAAAAGACATATCGCAGGGCCGACATTATTAAACTTATGAAAACAGACCCCGAGCGTTATCAGTCTTTATCTAATGAGATTTTCCAGGCGTACGCAGAGGGTCGAGTCAAATAATCCAATAGGAGATTGACATGGCTACTGTAAACTATCCCGGCGCTACCGGTATTACCGGCAAAACCGATGCGGCAACTTTCATTCCAGAAATCTGGAGTGATGAAATTGTTGCGGCTTACCAGAAGAACCTCAAGATGGTTCCTCTTGTAAAGAAGCTCGCAATGTCTGGCAAGAAAGGCGACAAGCTCCACGTGCCTAAGCCCACTCGTTCAGACGCAAGTGTTAAAGCTGAAAATGCGTCTGTTAAGATCATTGCAAACACTGAAAGTGAACTCACTGTTGACGTTGATCGTCACTTTGAATACTCACGTTTGATTGAAGATATCGTTGAAGTACAGGCGCTTAACAGCCTTCGTCAGTTCTACACTGAAGATGCTGGCTACGCTCTTGCTACTCAGATCGATACTGATCTTCACGCTGTTGCTACTGGCTTCGGTGACGGAACAATGACTCTGTCTCCAACTGCTACTAGCTACCAGAACAGTGCGGCTTTCTTCAACAACAACGGCACTACTACTGCGTTTACTGGACAGGCTCTCCCAGCTAACACTGAGTTCAGCGACGGATTCTTCCGTGACATGATCCAGAAGCTTGATGACAACAACGTTCCTATGGAAGATCGCTCGCTTGTTATCCCGCCTTCTGCGCGTAACTCAATTATGGGTATCGACCGCTACGTGTCTTCTGACTTCGTATCTGGTCAAGGCGTCCAGTCTGGCCTTATCGGTAACTTGTACGGTGTAGACGTTTACGTTTCTAACAACTGTGCAACTATCGCCTCAGGCAAGCGTGCCGCCCTTCTGTTCCACCGCGATGCTGTCGTAATTGCAGAGCAGATGTCTGTACGTTCACAGACTCAGTACAAGCAAGAGTATCTCTCTACGCTGTATACTGCTGACTGTCTGTACGGCGTTCAGGCGTATCGTCCAGAAGCTGGTTTCATCCTAGCAGTTCCTGCTTAATGAATCTTCGGGGTCAGCAATGGCCCCTTTCCCTTTCTGGTTCTTAGATTAGGCAAGAGGAAACTTAGCCATGACTAACTACACAAAGACAACTGACTTTGCCGAGAAGGACTCCCTGCCATCTGGTGACTCAGGCAAGATCATTCGTGGCTCAGAGTTTGAGACAGAATTCGTTAATATCGCAACAGCGGTAAACTCTAAGTCAGACGCAAATAACCCCACATTCACAGGCACCGTTACTATTGACGGGCTTACTGTCAACGGCAATACAATTCTGGGCAACGCCGCTACAGACACTGTTACCGTTACGGCAGACATTGCTTCTAACCTTATCCCTTCTGCTGACGACACCTACAACTTGGGCGCAGTCGGCGCAGAGTGGAATGACCTCTTTATTGACGGCACAGCCAACATTGACAGCCTTGTAGCTGGCTCAGGATCATTTACGTCTATCAGCACTACTGGCGACGTAACTTTTGGCGACAACGACAAGGCTGTGTTTGGTGCTGGCTCTGATCTACAGATTTATCACAATGGTTCTGACAGTTATATACGCGATGTAGGTACAGGTAATTTAAATATTGACGCGACTAACTTTAATCTCAGGACTGGCGGTGGCACCGAAGTTTATTTATCTGCCGTTACGAACGGAGCTGTCACTCTTAATTACGACAACACTCAAAAACTAGCCACAACCTCCACAGGCATCGACGTGACCGGCACAGTGACTGCTGATGGTTTGACTGTTGAAGCAGGTGCTAATGCTACTGACATTCTAACCTTAAGCGGAAGCGCCGCAGGTAGAACACTTACAGTTCAGTCTTACGACACTACACTGGGCGGTGCTGGCTTTGACATCAATGCTTCTGCTTCTGCTGGTGAGATTACTTTACAGACTAACACCAAAGATAGACTGCGTGTTGAAGCTACTGGCGACATCAGCTTCTACAATTCGGCTGGCACAAGTCAATCTTTCTTCTGGGATAGTTCTGCGGAGCGGTTGGGTCTGGGTACTACTTCTCCTGCTAACCAGCTAGACATAGTTTCGTCTACTAATGCTACAGCAAGAATTGAAGGCGGGTCTAATGGTGATGCTTCCTTAAAGCTGACCGAAAGTGGAGTTAGCGGTTTTGAGCTTAAGTATGACGGTGGCGATAATAACCTTTACATAGGTGGCGGCACTAGCGGTTCGTTTACAACTCACATGACCATTAACCGTGATAGCGGCAACGTAGGTATTGGTACGAGTTCTCCTGCTACAAATCTTGAAATTTCAGATAGTTCTGGCGCAGAGTTAAGACTTACTAACTCATCTACAGCG